GGAAAAAATAATAATGAAGAGTAATTTTAATGAATGTTTAGAAATGCTATTAGAACATGAAGGTGGTTACGTTAATCATCCTAGTGATCCCGGTGGCATGACTAATCTTGGTGTAACTAAACGTGTATATGATGAATGGATTGGTCGTGAGTCTACAGAAGAAGAGATGCGTGATTTAACACCAGAAGATGTAGCCCCAATATATAAACAGAACTATTGGGATAGAGTCAAAGGTGATCAACTTCCATCGGGGGTAGATTGGTGTGCATTCGATTGGGCTGTTAATAGTGGTAGTGGTAGACCTGCTAAAGCTATACAACGTGCAGTAGGTGCTACAGCAGATGGTGCTATTGGTCCTAAGACACTACAACTTGTTATGGAGAAAGACCCTAAGTATATTATTGATTATGTATATACAGTAAGACAAGGGTTCTATGAAGGATTAGATACGTACAAAACATTTGGACGTGGTTGGTCTAGGCGTAACAAAGAAACGCTTGAACAAGCATTACACATGGTGGAATAATAATATGGCACGTGAGCTAACAGATAGACAGAAGAAGTTCTTAGCAGTCCTTATGGACGAAGCTGGTGGAGACATTACCAATGCTAAGATCATTGCAGGTTATTCAGCTAATACTTCTAACACAGAAATAACTAATAGCCTCAAAGAAGAAATCATTGACGTTACTCACAGCTACTTAGCACGTAATGTACCTAAAGCGGCTATGGCTATGGTAGGTGCACTGTATGATCCTACTGAATTAGGTATACGTGATAAGATGACTGCCGCTAAAGAGCTACTAGATCGTACTGGATTAGTTAAGACTGAGAAGGTACAAGTAGAAGCTAAGGGTGGTGTCATGTTGATGCCAGCTAAAAAAGCACAGGATGAAGATGACTAAACCATTAGGTAAATGGAAATTACCACAACCGACAGACCTTAAAGAAAATAGTAGATGGGTAGCAATCCCACGTGTAGCAAGAACAATTCCCTTTGGTTATGAATTAGACCCAAAAGATAAAGGAATACTCTTGCCAATTAGTGCAGAACTTGATATGCTTGAGCAAGCACAGAAATACTTAAAACAGTATTCGTATCGAGAAGTTGCTAACTGGTTGACTAGAAATACTGGTAGAACTATTTCTCATGTAGGTTTAAAGAAACGGTTAGATAATGAGCGACAAAGAAAAAACAAAGCTGGAAGCCTTCGCAGATGGGCAGACTATGCGAAAAAGGCAATCGCCAAAGCGGAAGAAATCGAGCGCACAAGACTCGGTGCAAAAGAAAAAGAAGACACAGAAGAAACCAGAGCCGCCTAAAGTTGTAGTCGATCATGATTTAGCTAAGGTTGAAGAACAGCATAATATAATATTTAAACCTAATGCTGGTCCACAGACTGACTTCCTTGCCGCAGGTGAACGTGAAGTACTATATGGTGGCAGTGCTGGTGGTGGCAAATCGTATGCTATGTTAGCTGATCCATTACGTTTCATGGGACACCCATCATTCTCAGGATTGCTACTAAGACATACTACAGAAGAACTAAGAGAACTTATATTTAAGTCTCAAGAAATGTATCCTAAGATATGGCCGGGTATTAAGTGGTCAGAACGTAAGATGCAATGGACAGCACCATCAGGTGCAAGACTGTGGATGTCATACCTAGATAAAGAGGATGATGTATTAAGATACCAAGGTTTAGCATTTAGTTGGATAGGCTTTGACGAACTTACACAGTGGCCTACACCCTTTGCTTGGAACTACATGCGCTCACGTTTACGTTCTACTGCACATGACCTTCCTGTATATATGAGGGCTACGACTAACCCCGGTGGCAGAGGTCATCATTGGGTTAAGAAGATGTTCATTGACCCTGCTGCACATAATAAATCATTTGATGCTACAGACATTGAAACAACAGAAGTATTAAGATATCCTGCAGGTCACGAGAAAGCTGGTAAAGCTTTATTCAAACGTAAGTTTATACCCGCACGATTAGCAGATAATCCATACTTAGCTGAACAAGGTGACTATGAAGCAATGCTTCTATCCTTACCAGAACAGCAAAGAAGACAATTACTAGATGGTGATTGGGATATTAAAGAAGGTGCAGCCTTCACAGAGTTTGATAGAAACATACACGTAGTTAAGCCATTCGATATACCAAGTAACTGGGTTAAGTTTAGAGCATGTGATTATGGATATGGTAGTAAATCTGGTGTAGTATGGTTTGCGATATCACCTAGTGAACAACTAATAGTGTATCGTGAGTTATATGTAAGTAAAGTATTAGCGGCAGATTTAGCTGATCAAGTACTTGACTTAGAAGCTGGAGATGGTAATATTAAGTATGGAGTACTTGATAGCTCACTATGGCACAAGCGTGGTGATACAGGACCTTCCCTAGCAGAACAGATGGTTCAAAGAGGTTGCAGATGGCGACCATCAGATAGATCAAAAGGTTCACGTGTAGCAGGTAAGAATGAGATACATAGAAGGTTACAGGTAGATGAATATACCGAAGAGCCACGCTTAGTATTCTTTGATACATGTACTAACATGGTAGCTCAATTACCTGCGTTACCCATAGACAAAAGAAACCCAGAAGATATAGATACTACCTCAGAAGATCACTTGTACGATGCATTACGTTATGGTATCATGTCAAGACCACGATTTAGCATATTTGATTATGATCCAAATGGGCGACCATCAGGTGGTATGAATGTAGCAGATTCCACGTTTGGATATTAAGGACAAATAAATGGCAGAAGAAAACGAAGGCTTTATCGAAGATGATGCAATTATCCTAGAGGATACTGATGACTCTACGGTTGATGATGCAGATACAGCAAAGATAATTCCATTTATTATGGAGAAGTACAATCGTGCTGACGACTACAGACAACAGGATGAACAACGTTGGTTACAAGCATATCGTAACTATCGTGGTTTATATAGTCCTGATGTACAGTTTACTGAGGCTGAGAAGTCAAGAGTATTTATTAAAGTAACTAAAACTAAGACACTTGCTGCCTATGGTCAGATAGTAGATGTACTATTTGCTGGGCAGAAGTTCCCGTTAACAGTTGATCCTACTGAACTACCAGAAGGTGTAGTATCAGATGTACACTTCGATCCTAAAGAACCTGAGCAGTTACGTGAGTCAGAACTGAATGAAGAAGTAAACCCATATGGTTTTGCTGGAGATGGTAAAGACTTACCCGCAGGTGCTACTGCTAAAACATTACTTGATAGTATCGGACCACTTAAAGATAAACTAAGTGAAATTGATAACGTCCGTGAGGGTGTAGGTAAGACTCCTACATCTGTTACCTTTAGCCCTGCTATGATAGCGGCTAAGATGATGCAGAAGAAGATACACGATCAATTAGAAGAGTCTAGTGCTAGTAAACATTTACGTAGTACAGCATTCGAGATGGCATTGTTTGGTACTGGCGTAATGAAAGGACCATTCGCAGTAGATAAAGAATACCCTAACTGGGATGAAGACGGTGAGTATTCACCTGTAATGAAAACAATTCCACAAGTATCTCATGTATCTGTATGGAACTTCTATCCTGATCCTGATGCTACTAACATGGATGAAGCACAGTTTGTTATTGAGCGTCACAAGATGTCAAGAACACAATTACGTGCGCTTAAACGTAGACCACACTTCCGTTCATCTGTAATTGATGAAGCTATCTCACTAGGTGAAAACTATAGTAAAGAACATTGGGAAGATGACTTATCTGATTATGCGCCAGAGCATGGTATTGAACGCTTTGAAGTACTAGAGTATTGGGGCATTGTAGATGTCGAAATGCTGATAGAACAAGGTGTAGATATTCCAGATGAATTAACTAATGTAGATGAGTTACAGGCCAATGTATGGATTTGTAATGGTAAACTACTACGTATGGTTATGAATCCATTTAAACCTGCACGTATCCCTTATATGGCTGTACCATATGAACTCAATCCTTATAGCTTCTTTGGTGTAGGTATTGCTGAGAACATGGATGATACACAAACATTAATGAATGGTTTCATGCGTATGGCAGTAGATAATGCTGTACTATCAGGAAACTTACTAATAGAGGTAGACGAAACTAACTTAGTACCCGGTCAAGATTTATCTGTGTATCCGGGCAAAGTCTTTCGTCGCCAAGGCGGTGCACCCGGACAAAGCATTTTTGGAACTAAGTTTCCTAATGTAGCACAGGAGAACCTACAACTCTTTGATAAGGCACGTGTCCTTGCAGATGAGTCTACAGGTTTTCCATCTTTCGCACATGGTCAGACAGGTGTGTCAGGTGTAGGTCGTACTGCTTCTGGTATTAGTATGCTAATGGGTGCTGCACAAGGTGGCATTAAGAATGTTATCAAGAATATTGATGACTACCTATTAAGGCCATTAGGTGAGAACCTATTTAGATTCAATATGCAGTTTGATTACGATCCTAAGATCAAAGGTGATTTAGAAGTTAAGGCTCGTGGTACAGAGAGTTTAATGGCTAATGAAGTACGTAGTCAAAGATTAATGCAGTTTATGCAAATTTCTTCTAGTCCAGCACTTGCACCTTTTGCAAAATTTCAGTATATTATACGAGAGATTGCGAAGTCTCTTGAGTTAGACCCTGACAAGGTTACTAATAATATGGATGAGGCGGCTATTCAAGCTGAACTCATGAAAGGTTTTCAACAAGCACAACCAGAACAGGGCGCACCAGCAGGGGCTAATCCAGTAGACCCTACAGGCGCAGGTGGTGGTAACATAGGTACAGGACAAGCTCCTCTACCACAAGAACAAGGATTTAGCGGAAATGCAGAAGGACAAGGAGCACCTGAGCAAGCTCAAGGCGATGGTCAGCAACCACCAGCAATGGGAACAGTTCAGTAGCTATATAGATTCTTTAATAGCTCAACAGCATAGAACTATGGAACAAGCTGACAATGATAAGATTATATATCGAGCGCAGGGTGCAGTTTTTCAGTTGCGTAGATTAAAACTACTACGTGATGAAGTATTAAAAAATAACTAAGGGAACATCTTATGATGAACAGACAAATGGAATTATTCGCACGTGGTGGCCTTAAAGATGAGGGCGGTATGATTGATGAAGAATCTGGTAACAGAGTTCCTATTGGTGGAACTCGTGAAGGTGTTCGAGATGATATTAACGCTAACGTGAGTGAAGGTGAGTTTATTTTGTCTGAAGACGTTACAAGATACCACGGGCTTGAGAAGCTTATGAACTTACGTCAAGAAGCTAAGATGGGTCTAAAGAAAATGGAAGCTATGGGACAAATGGGTAATAGTGATGAGGCTACAATGCCAGACGATTTACCATTTGGTATGGATGATTTAATTATTGTAGCAGGTGGTGAAACCGATAATGGTGGTGAGCTTAACATGGCTGTTGGTGGTTTAACTACAGGTACTACAAATGTTGTACGTACTGGACAAGAACCTGTATATGGCGGTGGACAACCTGTCGCACCTACTACAACAACTACTCGTAGACTTACACCAGAGATCACACAACCTGTACGTACTACAATAGACTTTAAGAAGCTTATGGGTGAAGCATCCATTGAGTACAAAGAATATCGCAATGCGGCTGGTAACAATATCATGATACCATTTATAGGTGGTGTAGCTACATTCCCTATTCCAGATGGGTACTTCTTGTACACAGGTGAAGGTTCTGTAGGTACGGGTACTACACCAACCGATGACATAGTTGCAGATACTAATGCCGCTACGCAAGAGATACGTTCAAGAGACAGTGGTGATCGTACTAACGTTGCTGTAGCACCTAAACCTGTTGATTATGATAATATTAGTAATGAAGATTTGTTAAAACTTGCACAAGATCAAACTGGTACAAAGGGTACTCTCGTAAAAGTTGCAATGGGTTTTATGGGACCTTTAGGTATTTTTGGTATGATGGCTATGTCACACCAAAGTAAAAAAATACAGGATACTATTAATAAACGAATAGCCTCTGGTATTATTGGAAAGGATTTAAAGGGCGAGTTTACAGAGGTTCTTGGCCTGTTAGCAAAAGGTTCTTGTGGATTAATTGGTGGTGTAGTAGATTTTATAGGTGGCTTACTAGGTAAAACACCAGAAGAGATTGAAGCAGCTAAAAAGACTACTGCCGAAGTAGATAAGAAAACAAGTACTGATCTTCCAATATTTAGAGTAAACCC